TGATTAGTCCTTGCAAGTTTAACCAAGACCATGATCCCTGCCACCTGATAGTCGTGTATTGGTGTTTGGAGGTATGCACTGAGGAGCATTGCTGTGTGCTGCAAGTTATCCGCAGGATGACCGTATGAAAGCCCACGGTCGCGTATCGTGTCTGTTGCTGTGAGTAGGATTTCATTAGCGAGCATCGGCTGCTGCTCGCTGGTATTTCTTAGCAAGGGCTAGACCCTCGCGCTTGCCCTCGTTGAAGCCTTGAGACCAGCCCACTACGTACCAAAGCACGTTAGCAGCTAGTAGGATTAAGATCATTGGAATTTGCATTTGTGTACCTATCTGTAGCCAGTGCCCTTGACTGGCTTACGATATTAGTGTGACACACCGACACGCACTTACCATGCATATTTGCATAACGATTTGATAACGGATTTAGGCGTATAACTTCCCGTAAAGGGTAAAGGATCCGTCCTTGTTAATAGGCACAAGCATAGGGCTAACACGATTTCCATGCGTTTCTATGACTGCCACAGACATCTGCCAATTAGCACTGTTAGCCTTGAGATAAGAGGCTTTATTCTTTGCCATGACATTTCCTGCCTCTACGCCCCATAAAGTCCTGTATTGGCTTCCTATGCCCTCTGTGAAGGCACTGATGCCTGCCCTGTGAGTGTGTCCACAGACTACAGACTTGCCGAACTTACGTGCTAGAGCAAGGGCTGTAAGTCCGGCATTAGAGTTCATAGATCCTTCATCGCCATGGACTAGCACCCAGCCTTTGTGGAACTCAAAGGGCTTTTTGTGAAATCGGATGCCGAGTCCGGCGAAGTCCATAAACTTGGCGTATTCAAGCTCTGGCAACCCAATGAGGCTAGGTGCTCGTAATAACGTATGGTAGAGCCTGTCTGTGTGATTGCTGCGAGTGACATCTGTTGTGCCGAGGTCATAGAGAATATTCTGAGCAAGGCTTCTGTCAGCATCTAACGTACCTTCCCACTCTAATTTAGTGCCCTGTGCCCACTTACTTTGTGACTGCATATCTAACTCGTCACCTGTGTTCAACACAAGGTCAAACTTCTCACGCTTTACTAACTTGATTAGATTCTTAACGGCTTGCTCGTGGTGATAGGGGATCTGTAGATCCGAGATAACCAGATAGCGTTTTTTAATCATCGTCCTCATCTTCATAATCGCCGAACTTCTCTGGATCGACTGGGTCTGGCAAGATCCAACCCGGATACGACTGAGGCTCGGTAATCATGAACATGGCTATATCTTCCTTAAAGCCTGCTCTTTTAAGGCTGCAAAAGTATTCATAAAGCCCAATGCAATAAGCATCTAACTTAGAGTAACCCTGCTCCTCTAGTGCCTTTGTCGCTTTTCTTGCCATGGTAAATTATCGGTCTAGGAGTAGGTTATAGATCTCATCAACACGCCCATTAAGTCTTTTAATTTCAGACAACAGGTGTGTTATGACAAAGCCCGATAGACCACCTAGCGTAGCTAGTGTGGCAAGGTAAAGAGTAAAGAAGTCGGTTTGTGTCACTTCTTCAAGCCCATAGCAGGATCGTTGGCATTGAGGTATCTCAATACTGGAGGCAGGATAGAAGCAATGCCAGCTGCGATAAGTGCTTTAGGATCTGTGACCCCTGCTGCTGCCATTGAGATTACTGCTACAAGGAAAGCTCTAGCCCATGAACCCGCTGCTGTTTTTAGTTCATTCATTACTTGCTCCTAACATAGGTATCTGAAAAAAAGCCCCATCATTATCAGCCTTTTTCGTAAAGCTGACATGCATGTGCTTAGTGTGTTTGTTAGCCCCTGTGTACGGTCTCCACTTCCAGTTAAGGATTTGGGAACAGATAAGTCCATCGAAGATGATGTAAGTAATACGCTTGTCTTTTTTTGACTTTGATAAGAGTCGAAGCTGATCTGCAAGATCGCCCATGATGTCTGGCTTCGATCCTTTATGTAGGTCACGGTCGATATCAACGGCACGTACCCAGCCTTGCTCATCTGGATTATGATCAGACTTGCGAGCAGCGTGTCTGGTATCACCGATCCAGCCATCCGATGTGCGGTCACGATCTGGAAATGAGTCATCAAACTGCTCTCTGAGTTGAATTGCAGCTTTACTTAATTGCGGCTTCATCCAAGTAACAATGCTGCTTCATCAGCTGTAATGCCAAGTTTGGTTAGAAGGGCTGCTTTATCTGCTGCTGCTTTATCTGCTGCCGACTTCTTATCTTTAAACTCTGCTTCCATGTTGTCGAAATGCGCTTGCTCCGCTTCCGTCATGTCGCGCAATGCTTCTTCACCAGTTGCAGCATCTATTGCATAAATCTTTGTCATCTTATCCCCTAGTTCTTATATCCATAGATGCGGATGTTTCCAGCAATGTTTGTTGCTCCTGTATTGTTAATACTAATACCATCAAAGGAAGTCGTATTATCAAAATAACCACCGACTGTGCCTGCTTCATATGTATCAAGTTTATCGGCTGTAAACCAAGTTCTTTGAGCTGCAAAAGGATTGAGGATTTCTACGGTTCCAGACCAAAGAGATCCGTTTGTGCGCCAGATAAAAGCATGGTTCGCACTTGCTGCGTTAGAAGCGTCAATCGTGCCTGCTGAATAAAGTCGCGCTGTGCCTGAGTAATTGTAGGTCGATGCTGTGTTTGTAGTTCCACCAGTTCTAAAGTTTAGGTTAATCTGGGCTGCGCCACCTGAACCGCTTGTGTTAGTAATTATAAGTTTGTAATAGTCATAAGTTGCACTAAAGCAGTTGTCAATAGTAAAACTTGGAGAAGATGCAAAGTTTGATGAACTGATTAAAGTTAAGCCAGAAGCAGCAGGAGTTGCCCATGCCACGCCAGTTGCAGCAGTTGAATCAGCTGTAAGGACTGTGCCATTTGCGCCTACTGCTAAGCGCGCTGGAGTGTCGTTAGCCGTAGCAGCAATTAGATCCCCTTTAGCATCGACAATAGACTTAGGAACCATTGTTGCCATAGTTGTGTCAATAGCATTGCCCAACGTACGCATGGCGAGCGCGCCATTTTTTACAAGGCTAGTGTCATCGGGTTCAGCCCAGCCATATATAGGACTTGTTGCCATCAGTTAGTTCTCCAGTCGGGATAATTGAGTAATTGTACCATTGAGGTTTATTAGATAGGCGGAATTGAAAAGTCTGTGGCTGAGACATACAGGGTCATATCGACATAGGTCGGAGTGGCATTTACTGCAATGTTCTCAACAAAGCCCTCAAAGGTTCCACCGAGCAAGTTGCTTGGTAGGTTGTCAATAGATACAGGCTCATTACAAAAAACCGTAATAAGATCATCCAGCATTGCGCTAGGTAAATCTGGGTTATCTAACCGAAAGCGGATCGCACCTAGTGAGCCTCTAGGAGTATTGCGCAGAAATAGTTCTCTTTCAGCAATCTGCTGCATATCGCCTATGTTAAGGATATTGGATTCTGTAGATTTCTCAAATAGCCCATAGATCGCTATCTTCTCAGTATCTGTCAAGGTTAGAAGCGATGCATAGCCTGTGGAGTATTTATAGATAAGGCTATTGCGTAGGCGAGCAGTCTGGGTCTGGGATTGGATACTGCTAGGAGTTGCATAAGCTGCATCTAGGTCTGTGTAGCCATTGGCAAGGAGATAGTTCTCGCGATGGTCTGCATCGGCATAATAAACAAGTCCATCATTGCCTTCTGAGATTATGCCTAATCCGCTATTGGCTATCTGATCTACAAGGGTCTGGCTCTTAGCTGAGGCAGATGCGTTGATCTGAATCATGTCGAACTCGCCTTGATCTATCTGACCTAGAGAGTTCTCGGCTTGATTCCATGTAACTGTCGCTGGATAGGTAGCCCAAGTTAAAGTCGGATAAACTTCATCCCATGTACCACTTAGGGCTGCTTCCAGAATAAGCGCGATCTGTTCGCCATCTAGGGCAGAAGCAAGGGCTGTGTTATAAACCGCCTTGGATAGTTTAGATAGTGGACCAATACCTAAGATAGTGCCAGTAGTGACAAAGCCTGTCTCGTCTGGGCTTCTAACTCCAATGTTAAAGTCTGAGACTGTGCCCTTAAATACTTGCTTATAAACCCCTGCTGAGTTCTTTAGCTCTAAAGTGATTGGCTCAGTGATGTTAATGGTAAAGGCTGAGTTATCGGCATTGACTATCTGCACTTGGCAATATCCTGCTGTGGCTTGGCGATCTATATCTAGCCGACCAGTTGCATAGGAAACAGAGGTAACAGTCGTATAGACATCATCACCTACTGTGACTCGCCATTGTGGAAGCCAAGGCATGCTTAGACTGCTCTCAGTGTGCCGCGCTGGGCTGCATC